ATGTTGATCCAACTACATTGAAACCTACGTTTAAAAACTACTATCCTGGCTCGATTACACCACCTTCAAGTGGTGCGATTGAAGCTTTCGTTTACGACAGTCCACTGCAAATGTTTGAAATTCAATCAGACAACTCAAGTGCATCACTTCAAACTGATGTTTACATGTGTGCGGATATCGCAGGCGTTAGTGGTAGTACTACAAACGGGGTTTCCAGCACGGAATTAGGAGATGGTACTCTTAATGCTTCTGCTGCACAACTAAAAATCATAGGCGTATCTCGTGACCCGAAAAATAATGATCTAACTGCCGCTAATGTAAATTGGCGTGTGATGATCGATCAGCATTTATTCGGTAACAACTACGATGGAATATAAGGAGGATAAATTATGGCTATATCACGACAACAACTCGTAAAAGAGCTTGAGCCAGGTTTAAACGCCTTGTTCGGTCTCGAGTATAAACAATACGACCAAGAGCATAGAGAAATCTATACTCAAGAATCATCTGACAGAGCTTTTGAAGAAGAAGTAATGTTATCTGGATTTGCTAATGCATATGTTAAACCGGAAGGTTCAGCAGTTGCGTTTGACAATGCTCAGGAAACATTCACTGCTAGATACACTAACGAGACAGTTGCTCTCGCTTTTGCTATCACTGAAGAAGCAATGGAAGATAATCTGTATGACAGACTCGCGTCTCGTTATACAAAAGCACTAGCAAGATCAATGGCGAGCGCTAAACAAATAAAAGCAGTAACACCGTTGAATCAAGGTCTACCAGGAGTAGACAATTTTGATTCAGGTGATGCAGTTGCTTTGTTTAGTACATCACACCCAACGATCGCTGGTACTTTCTCAAACACGCTAAGTACACAGGCAGACCTTAACGAAACATCGTTAGAGCAAGCATTGATTGACATTGCTGCACTGACTGATGAAAGAGGTCTAAAAATTGCAGCTAGAGGAACTAAGTTAATAATTCCTTCAGCGAATCAATTTAATGCTGAGAGATTATTAAAATCTCAAGGTAGAGTTGGAACAGCTGATAATGATATCAATGCACTTAAAAACATGGGGATGGTTCCTCAAGGTTATAGAGTAAATCACTATCTAACAGATAGTGATTCTTGGTACATTATTACTGACGTTCCTAACGGAATGAAACATTTTGAGAGATTAGCAATCCAAACTAAAATGGAAGGTGATTTCTCTACTGGAAATGTTAGATATAAAGCTAGAGAAAGATACGTTTTCGGCGTATCCGACCCTAGGGGAATATATGGTGTTGAAGGTACGTAACATTTAATGTATATAGAGAGGGCGGTTTTCGAATCGCCCTCTTTTTTTATGGATGTGATTATGAAAAAATTTAGAATACAGATACGAGCTTATGGCTATTATGTTGATTTTACAGTAGATAGTGAAGATGACAGGGATGCTATAGAGAAAGCAATACTTGACAAAGTAGGACAAAAGGAGTTAAACTGGGAGAAAGATGGATTTAGCGACTCATCTAGGAGGAAATGGATAACCTATGAGGAGGTTAACAATGACTCAAAACCTATACACTATGAAGAGGTCCTTGGAACTCGAGTGGCAACAGGAACACCTGAAGCAGGGCAGATATAGTATTAATATGGCTGCCATTGACAAAAAAATTCAGGAAGTTGTTAAACGAATTGTTACCGAGGAGTTTGAAGAAGATATGCGTCTAACTCAAGCTCAAAAAGCCAAGCCCCAAGTTTCGATAGCCACTTAAGCGCTATCAAAAATCAATTTTTTACCTAAGGATACCTTGCACTATACGCAAATCTGCGTTATAGATTAATTACTATACAATTATTTAATGAATCTAGACGAGTATAGTCGACGGCCTAGAGACTAGATTCACAAACTAGGAGGATTATAATTATGGCAACAACAACATTTAATGGCTCGGTAAGATCCGAAAAAGGATTTCAACAAGTCAATAAAAACACTTCAACAGGAGCTTATACTGCAAGAACTCTGGGACTAAAACCAGATCTTACTAGTCTGACTGCTACTACTGTTGCAACATCAGCTACATTAACTTATGCGGCTAACACAATCACAGTTAATGACTTTGACGGTGATGCAGCACAAGCTGTTACTTTACCATCAGCTACAGTAGGAACTATAGTAGTACATTACCAAACAGATGACACAAATGGTGGGACTAACACTCTCACGTTTACATGTGCAGGAAGTGATGTTTACAGAACTGGTTCCAAAGTGGAAAGTAGAACTACTGGAGCAGCATCAACTATAGATACGTCTGCAGCAAGTGAAACGATATTAACGTATACACCTGCGGCGGCAGCAACTAATAGTTTAACTCATGGGTGTTTTATCTATTTCACGTGCTATGAAAAAGGCACTTGGGATTTTGCTTATGATTTCGCTAATGGGCCTACTTTTGACACAGGCGCTGCGGCGTGGAGTTAATAGATAAATAATTTTGTGAGCTCCTTCGGGAGCTCACGACTAAGGAGAAAAAATGAGCACAAATGTAAAACAAACAATTGCGGTAGCTGCAACAGCACAACTTCAAAAGTATGTTGCTGCAAGTGCTACTAATATTACGAAGGCTCGAATTAAAGCCGTTAGTGCACAAGCCAGCGCTGCTGATGCTAGTGTCAAAATTTATGATACTGTCGGAGCTGCAACAGCTAAATTATTAGTTTGTGAGCTTAAGTTCGGAACAGCAGACGGTGAGTGGACTCATTTCTATGTTCCCGGAGATGGTATCTATTGTGGTACTGGTATGTATGCAGTTCTATCAAATTGTGATTTCTTAACAGTTACTGGAACATTTACATAAAAAGGAGGTAGCGCGTGGCTAACACTACTTCAGGAACAGCAACTTTCGGCAAAACATTTTACATCGATGATATTATCGAAGAAGCATATGAAAGATGTGGAATTCGTGGAGTTGCCGGTTACCAGTTAAAAACAGCAAGACGATCTTTAAACATTCTTTTTCAAGAATGGTCTAATAGAGGATTACACTACTGGGAAGTAGGAGATACCAATATTGACCTTGTTGAAGGTCAGTCAACTTATACTTTTTATCGAGCTACAGGAGACGGGGCTAGTGACACCACAGCAGGCGGAACTACAGGCACTTCTACTTATGGATTAGAGGATGTCCTTGAAGCTACTCTTAGAACAAGCAGAGGAACAACTTCCGAATCTGATGCAGCTTTGACAAAAATAACTAGATCAACGTATTCTGCCTTATCTAATAAATTAGCGAAAGGAACTCCTTCCCAATATTTTGTTCAACGGTTTATTGATAAGACAACTGTCACTATTTATTTAACAGCCGATTCTACTAACGCATCGAAAGAAATTCATATCTATTTTGTAAAAAGAATTCAGGACGCCGGAAGCTATTTTAATGCTGTGGATGTTCCTTACAATTATATTCCTGCTATGTGCGCAGGTCTTGCATACTATTTAAGTTTAAAATATTCACCAGACAGAACACAACAGTTAAAATTATTATATGAAGATGAATTAATTAGAGCGGAGGCAGCGGATGGTTCAGAGGCGAGTACATACATTACGCCAAAAACTTATTATCCGAATATATAATTATGACTGAAACATATAGCGGTTATAAAAAAGGAGAATTAAAGCATGCTGGTCTATCCAAAAGTAGACTTGAAGAACTAGCTGTGCTGCATCCTGAATTAGCGGCAGAAGTTGAAAAAATTATAGCAGCTATGAAATCTAAAGGTGGTCAAGTAGGCAAACCTTTAGGAGCAGGAGGAAAAGTTAAATAATGGCAAATTTTGCAAAAGGAAAATATGCACTTGCTATTTCAGACATTAGTGGACAAGCTTTTCCATGGAATGAAATGGTTACCCAATGGAATGGTCTCTTTGTTCATTATTCAGAATTTGAATCTAAACAACCTCAATTAAGTCCTAGACCCCATGGAGCGGATCCAATAGCTTTAAAAAAAGCCAGACCTGCAAGAACGGCTCCGGCTGTTACACAATTAATGCCTAAGGATCCTTTCACCACTTATGGTACAGGGTCTTCTTATATTAATGTCAACGTACCTGGTCATGGCTTAACGGATTCCAGTACTTATCGATTCAGAGGCGCTTCTTCAACAGGAGGGAATTATACTAATCCACCTACCTTTGACGGTATTGCAGGATCTAATGTTACAAAAGCCGCTGGCTACCCGATTCGAACAGGAAAATGGGTAAGCGGTGCGCGTGATACAGATAAAACTACTAATTGGTTTTATTTTGTTGTAGATACTAGTACAGCTACAACAGGAGGAATAAAAGGAGGAGGTTATCCAGTGTCCGTTGGACCGGTAACTATATCAGCATAATGGCAG